TGTCGTTCCAGTGGCCGTTAGGGAACGAATAGGTTTCACGTTGCGGAAAATCCAGGAAGCCATAGATCGTCCCGCCGCCGTAAGCGTAAGAGCTGGCGCCGTTCAAGAGCATGTCTTCGAGCTTCTCCGCGACCTTGAACGTGGCCTCCGTCACCTGGATGGTGTCCAGGGGCGTCGCGCCGGTCCTGGACTCCGCGAGCACGCGGGCATTGATCTGAAACCCCTTGTGAACGATGGGCAGGGGCAGGTAATCAATCCCGAAGTCCACGCGATCGTTTTTGCCCCTGGTGATGCCGTCCATGTTGATCTCGGCGTCCCCGAGTCCAGAGCTTTTCTCCGTGGCCAGCACGGTCTTGCCCCAGCCACCCCCGATGTTGTAGACCAGGCCGCGCGACTGAATGGCCGCGATCGCCTTCAGCCGGAGCTTGGCCGCCTGGACGAGCGCAGAGTCGAACTCTTTCCACTCGTCATAGCGGAGCGTGGCGTTGGCCACGGGCCGCTCCCCACCGGCGACATTCACGAACAGGCCGAGCGGTCGCCCGGCCTTGTCGCATTTGATGTAGGGCCGGAACATGCCCGGCTCCATGTTTCCGTTGGCGACCAACCGGCTCGCCACGTCCCCATGAGGGATTCCGTTCAATATGAAATCCTGCATTTTGGCCTCCTACGCCACGATGATTTCGAGCCGGCGGTCGCCCTGCAAACCGCTGGACTCATCGCCGCTGGACGCCGAGAGGTCCAGGGCCTCAGCCGCGATTCCCACGAGCTCGTCGGGATTGGGCATGTCCACGGCCACCGTGCCGCCCGAAGACGGCTCGGTGTCGTAGGACTCCTTCTCTGCGACGTAAACGCGAAGGGTCCCATCGCCGTTGCTCACGAGCCAATTTCCGATGACGGCGGTTTCACCGTCGGCCAGGATCGCGTTCACCCGATCTCCCGTCCGAGCAATCATGACCTGGACCGGATCGCCCGCGGCATAGGCGTCATCAACGCCCTTGCCCTGGAGTTCGTCCTCAAGGGCAAACATTTTCAGGGCGTTGCCCTTGGCCGTCACGTGCTTGCGTATCAACCCCGTATACATGATCTCGACCAGGTGGCCGGGAGAGAGCGCGGCGTTGGCGATGAACTCCTCCTGGATGTCGGAGAAATCCTTGACCCGAATACTCTTCTTTTGATTCGGCATAGTAACCTCCTACTTCCCCGCCGCGTTGCGAAGCGGGATGATGTCGGCCATGGTCGGGGCCGTCAGGGGCGGCAGATCGGTCTGGCCGGGAACCGGGGGAATGACGCCAGGCGCGCCAGCATAATTGTGCACCGGGGCCGCGGCCTTTTTGGTCTGCTCGATCAACACGGCCATTCCTTCGAGGTGCTCGATGGGCATGGCCGCCAACTGCTCGTCGGTCAGGCGATTGCCCTCGACGGTCTTGATGCTGTTGACCAGCACGACCCGCCGCGCGGTCTGCATGGCCAGGCCCGCCCGGATGAACTCCTGCACGTCCGCGGGGGCGGCCTTGATGAAGTCCTCGGCGCGATTCGCCGTCGGCTTGGGCGGCTCTTCCACCTTCGGCGCGGGAGCCGGGGGCGGCGGGGCCGCTTCCTTGACCGCCATCTTGTTGAGCACGGCTTCGTCCATGCCCATCAACGTCGGGCGGTCGTCCTCGCCCCACTGCGTGCGCGAGCAGGCAATGAGCGCGTTCACGATCTCTTCTTTCTTTTTCAACTTGTCCTCCTTTTGAGCTTCAACTTTTTCCTGATTGCGGATCCCGCAACCGTCTTCTATCGAGCACGCGCCCTTGATTCCCGGCGGTAAGATCGCCACGTGATCGGGGCGGTAGGACTGGATGTCGCCGATGTATTCGTCGCCGCTCCATATCCCGCCGTTCCCGATTTCCATCGGATGAAGACCCGTGCTTATCTCAATCGGCTCACGCCGCTGAATTTTCTTGAATAATTCCGGCTCTAGCTTTTGCAACCGCGCCTTATGAATCCAGGCTTCACCCTTCAAACTCTTGCCCACGAATGCCACGTTGAATAGGCGGCCCAGATTCCGCTCGTTGATGGTCTCGGGGGAGTTCGCGGAAAGCGGACCCTTGGCGTCCGCCGGATGATCCAGGGGCAGGGCCATGCCGTTCCATTGGCCGGGGTCTCTTTTCAAAAGGTCCGCCCGATACAAATAACATCCAGCAGACCCGCAATGAACTCCCTCGGTGAGGATCGTGATCGGCACCACAAAATGGGTCTGGCCCTCCAGTTCGGCCTCGCGCACGGCGTAGTTGGCGAGCGAGGCGTTCACGCAGAGATGATCGGCCCAGTTGCCGGTCATCTTCTTCTCGATCTCCGCGCAATACGCTTCGGGATTTTCCTTGTCCTGATTGTCCAGGACGCAGGCTTTGAAATTCTCGTATTTACCGAACGGCATATCAGTCCTCCGTCAAATCCACCGGCAAAAAAATGCACCGGCAATTCGGATGAAGCGGGAGCTTGCCCTCCGCCTCGGCCAGCGTGAACGTCTCGCCCTCCATTTCCTCGCACTTCGGGCAGACGTTGCCGTCCCCCGCCGTGGTCCATTCCGCCTCCAGCTTCAAACCCAAAACCTCAGCCTGTTTATATTCCTGGATTGTAGCCTCACTGTGGGCGCGGATAACCTCCGTCCGCGCCAGCGTCCGCGCCCGCGTGATCCCGATCTTCTTAATGTCCGCCGTGATGCTCCGGGCGATCTGAAGCGGGTTGCGGCCCTCGGCCATGCCCTGCGCCAAGGTCCGCGAGATGTGCCGGTCCATCGCCTGCGTTATGCCTTTCAGATCGGTATAGGTCCGCTGATAAATCAACCCGACCCGATCCGCGTGAAACGGAGTGTTGAACGCCGCCGCCGGACCGCCGGGTGATTGCATCACCGGCTGGACCTTTTTGTAGCCCCGAGCCGCCATCTCCGTGCGCGCCCGCGCGATCCCCTGCTGATAGGCCGAGCGAATGTAAACATCGGTCCAGGCCGCCTCGATCCCGGCCGGACCGCCTTGACGAACCACGTCCAGGCCGCGCTTGCCGTGGCTCAAAATATATTCCTGCTCCTGCTCGGCCAGCCACTTCATGAATCCCTTGACCTTGTCCGCCGACTTCGGATACGCGAACTCGCGCTCGGTAACTTGGCGCATCACGATGTGGAGGGGACGGTCCGCGGTCCCCATCCCGAAAACATCCTTGACCACCAGGGCCTCACGAACGGCCTTCATCAAATCCCGAAATCGGCCCATCATGTCCCGGATGAATCGCGCCCGCAACGCGGTCGTGCGCGTGGGGTCCGTGCGGCCCGCCCGGTTGAATACGTGGGCATGATTACAAATGGCAAGGGCCGCGGTCATGACCCACTCTCCTCGTCGCTGGATTCATACCCGTCCTGGTCGCTCCCCTCGTCACTGTCCCCGTTCGCCGTCCGATCCTGTTCCTCATACCACTCCAAAGTGTCTCGCACCGCCTCCTCCGAAAGCCCCAGGCAATAACGGATGAACGCTTCGGGCGGAAGCAAGTCTTGGGCGCCCGGCGCGTTCAGATAGGCCGCCAGCGCGTTCGCCCGAGTTTGCCCGACCGTCGCCCTATCCGCCTCGCTCGGGGTCCGTAAATCCGGCCAATCAATCCGCGCCTCGGGCTGAGGCGGAGGCAGGATTTTATTTTCAATCAGCCGATTCAACAGCGGCCGCACCACCGCGGACTCCGCGAACCAATGGCGCCGCTCATCCACGTAGTCCATCCAGTTATCCCGGTCCTGCGAGCTGGCCAACTCCCCCATCTCACTCCCGGTCAGTATCCGCTTCGGAATACGTGAGCCGGCCGCCAGGTCTTGTAACTGCGCATCCAGGTGTTGAGTCGGGTTGCTCAATCCGGCGCCGCCCGAGGCCAGGCTTTTTAATTCGACGCCCTGGACCATAATCATCCGCCGGAGCTTGTGCTCGAATTCGTCAAGTTGGTCTTTCATCTCCGTGATCTTCGGATCATCCGGGTCCCACTGTGCGTCCGGCGCGAGCGCGGCCATGAAGCCGGGGTTAGAGGCCAACCAGAACATCTCCGCTGAGCCGCCGCAGATTTTTTGGATGTCCAACAGCCGATTGTAAGAGCGATGCAAGCGGGCCTCACCCAAGACCTCGCTCTGAAGATTGCCGTCCACTATATGAATGATCCGCGACCAGTGAACCTTGAGATTCGTCACCGCCCGCGCCGCTGTTAGCCAGGATGAAGAAGCCGCGCCGCCGGCCGCGGCCACTGACGCGAGGTTGGCGAGCCGCAGTTCGTAAAGCTCCGGCAATCCATAACGCGGGTCCCTGGCGTCCTCGTTGAATTTATTAATCGCCGCGAACTCCGCCGCGTAGGTCTGAATATAAAGCAGTTCCGCGCCCGCCGTGAGCGGTTGCGCTTGGGCCTCGTTGCTGTCCGCGTCGGCGAAGCCTAGGAAAATTACGGCGTAAGGGCCGAAGCCCAAGAGCTTGTCCGCCCGATTCAGTTTGGTCCAGAGCTGTTGCCTTTCTACCAGGGCCAGCCAAGCCGTCTCGAATTGGGTCGGCTCGATCTCGCCCCGATCAAATACCCGCGGCGGTTGCCTCCACACCGCGTCGCACTCGGCCTCGTTCACCCGCTTGCCCAAGCCCTCGCGCGAGGAGATGTTGACGTAATGCTGGTATGACAATACCGAAGGGTATCCGAACGTGGTGTAAAAATCCCGCTCGCCGTTAAAGCTCTGCCCCAGGCCGGCCAAGAGTTGGGTCCGCCGAATCAAAGAATTCTGCATCAGCACCACACGATTGAACTGCTCACGCAAGGCTAAGATTTTCGGATCGTCTGCCATCACCACGCCCCCACGCGCTTGACCTGAGCCAGGTAGTTGAACGCGCCCGAGCTCGCGTCAACCTGATCTTGATAGGTGCTGAAGGGAAAGAATCGCATTTCGTCCAGATAGGCCGCAAGCCAGGGGCCGTCAACGATCCCGACATTGCCGACGTTCACCTGGACGCTGAACGGATCGGCGCGGAGGGCCTTGTCCCCCGACGGACGATCGGCGACGCACTTTATACCGGCCAGATTACGGATCGTGCTCTGCGCGCTTTCCTTTCCACCGCTCCCCGGCTCCTGCTCGATCACTACCGCGACGTTGCGCCCCGTCAGTTGCGCCTCGGCCTTGATGATGCTCTCACGCTGGCCCGCCTCCCATTGGCCGCGCACGATCTTGCGGATGATGAAACGAGGAACAGCTTGATTGCGGGACTTCGCCATGAGCACTCCGACGGTCCAGGCTCCGCCGCCCGCAGTCCCCGCCTTGTCCCAATACCAGCACTCCTGCTCGACCGCGCCGCCGGACAAGCCCTGGACGATTTTAATGTTATCGGGCCGGAACATCCCGCCCTCGGGCGGGACCGGATGCTGAAGAATTTGAGCGGAGTATCCATAGGTGCCGAGCGTGGCCTTCAGATCGGTGAGCGCGGGGCGACTCAATCGCACAGGGTCCAGGAGGCCGTCGGTATAAAATCGTTCCCACTCGGGCGGAGAGACCTTGATATGCGGATGATTCGGGATCAACTCGCCGGGGAGATTGATGTGCCGAACCGGAACGCCGCGATTCAGGACGTGCCCCGTGGTGTCGTCCTGATGAAGCCGTTGCATAATGAGGATCAAGGGGACTGTATCTTTGTCTGTTTTACGAGTCAGGAACGATTTGTCCGTCCAGTCATTCGCCGCCCGCCGCTCCAGCCCGCTCGCGGCCTCTGCTTGACGCGGGTTGAGCGGATCGTCCAGGATCAACACCGAGCCGTGAAACCCGGTGATCCCGCCCCCGACCGAACAAGAGAATCGTTTGCCGCCGTTGGTCCAGGCCCCCTTGCCCAAGAGCGATTGAATTTGATACTCGCCCTTGGCGTTGGAATCGGGACGTAACCGACGCTCCGGGAATAAACACTTAAATTTGGATGACTGAATAACGTCCCGCGTCTGGTCCGCGTGCTCTAAACTCAATTCAGCTTTGTATGAACCGGTGATGATCCCGATCTGCGGCGCGTTCGTCCAGGCCCAGGCCGGTAACATCTTGGTTACAATGGTGCTCTTGGACGTGCCGAAGGGGACGTTAATCACTAGGTCATATTTTTTCGGGCGATGATGAACCACGTCCCAGAACAGCGCCTCGATTTCCTGGCAGATCAAACGGATATGCCAGTTGTCATGAAAAGACTCGCGGTTGATTGTGTTCCAGAACTCCAAAACGAAGCGATGCAACGAACGCCGACACAATTCGGCCAGAGCCGGCTCCGCGTAACGGGAGACGCGGGCGATTTCAGTCTGAATCGCGGTCGCCATTTCCATTGGCCGCGTCCTTTAAGGTTTGTCCCGCCTCGACGATTTTCTCGAGGGCTTCGGGGGAAAGTTTTGCGAAATCAATATTCGCGGACACCGAGCCGGAGTGATCGAGCGCGAGTTTATCAGTCATGCCGCGCCTGGATTTTTCATACCACACGATGGAGCCGAGGTCAGGGGGCCTGGTATAAATCACGCCGTTTTTGTCCTTGACCTTCACGCCCTGAATCAAGATCATCAAAGCATTATGCACAATGGCGTTGGCCCGAGCCTTGCCATTCTTTATGGCCTCCAAGATCTCGGGATATTCATTTTTCTTTTCATAGAGAGTCGCCGTCCCAATTCCGATAGCGCGGGCTATTTCCTCAAGCGTCAATCCTGACGCGGCCAAGTTCTCAAATTTCTGCAAATCTTCCGCCGACGGAATCCACTTAGGGCGTCCGGGGCCAAGATGTTTTTTTTCTGCCATCCTGATTTTAGGGTTAACACACAAAGGGGGGGATGTCAAGTGAAAAATAGACGGGGCCGAATTCTCTATATTTTCACATGAGGTGTGGAATCGAAGCCGCGCGCGATTCGAGCTGGGATTTTGGTTTAGGGACGGTTGAACAGCGTCGCGTGGTCGTCCAGGCAGTGAGGGCTAAACCACAGCCGCTCGCGGTGCCGGTTCGCTAGACCTTTGCCCTTGCCGACCTTCCCGTATCCTCCAGACGTCTTCCACGCATGAACGCGCCAACCGTGGGCCTCCAGTTCCTCGTGTCCCTCGCCCTCGTATCCCGCCAACACAATCCGGTGAGAGGGGCGGTCTCCGCGCTCTAGGCACCAGGCCCGCACGTCATGAGCTACGGTGGTAGATTCTTGGGCATAGATATTTTCAGCCCGCCCGGCCTCGATTGAGTAGGGCGGGTCGAAAAAGAATCCGGTGGTTCCGCATTTGTCCTGCCAGTCCCCGCCGCACACCCGCGACCAGTCGCCACAAACCACGCGAACGTAGCGGAGGCGGGCCGAGAGGGCGCGGAACCAGGGCCAGAGGTTAGTTTGGTAGGGGTCGCGCACGTCTGCCTCGTCTAGGGCGTCTGGCGGTCTCTTGCCGGGGGCATGAACGCCCTTCCCGCCGTCGCCCAGGTGCGGTATCTGGCCGGGGGCATGAACGCCCATCCCGCCGTGGGCCAGGTGCGGTATCTGGCCGGGGGCATGAACGCCCTTCCCGCCGTGGGCCAGGTGCGGTATCTGGCCGGGACTGGTCAGTCCCGATCCGATCCAGCATGACGCGGCCCAAATCCAATAGCCCGCGAGTTCCACGTCATAGAATTTGTCATCGGCGATCAGGGCCGGGAGCAG